AGCGTCACCGTTGTTTCCAGAAGCAAATCCTGGGATTGATTCAAGAACAGTAGCAACTGTTGGAGAACATACCAAGAAATTAGCTCCACCGCGAAGGGTTAACTGATGGATTTTGTTAGATACTTTTTGGATCTTAGTTCCTAAAGTTTGGAACCAACCACCTTGAGTGTTATAGAAACCTAAGTTACTATTAGCTACAGTTCCATTAGTATCATAAGCTAAGTTATTTACTACAGTCCAGTATTCAGTACCAGCAGCAGCATCTTCAATTAACATATCAAGAATTTCGAGGTCAATTTCCATAGAAATATACTCGCTCATGATGTTAGTTAATTCAGCTTCAGCGTCGATGTTCTGATAAGCATTAAGATCTTGAGCAAATTCAGGAGTCCATACAGCTTTTAACTTTTTAGTTTTAGCAGTGATGGCTTGAGATTGCATCTTAATGTTAATTTCTGGAATAGAAATTGTAGTAGCGCTTTGAGCGTTAGGTACAGAGAATGAAGTAGCACTTGTATCTTCAAAATCACCACGGTTGTTATCAACAGTAGCTTTGTTGTAATATACTACCCAAGAACCAGAAGCAGCTACTTCAGCAGAAGAAGCGGTTACATAGAATGTAATTGTAGCATTGGTATAATTGTAAGTAGTAAATGCAGGTAAGTTACGAGCTACTACTAAAGTAGAACCTGAAGTAATTACAAACCCACGAACTGCATCTGGATCAAATGAACTTAATGAAGATGTAGCTACAGTAATAGCTTTAATTTCACCTGCAGCTACAGAAGCTGACAAAGTTGAATCTAAACCTACACTAGCCCAAGAAGCGGTAGCATGAGTACCAGCTACAGAAGCTGAGAATTGATTAGTAGAGTAAGCGAAACGGCCAGCACCATAAAGACCACCAGTTGTACCAGTAGTTTGGAATGGGAATTGACCACTTGCGTTACGAGTACCGTAAAGTGAACCACCTGAAGAGAATGGGTTCACGTTAGTTCCGTATTGGAAATCTAAGAAGAACACTAGACCTGAAGGTAAGTTCATAGGTTGAACTGAAACGAATTCTTTAGCAGCGATCTGTCCAAATACTTTACGTACTAATGGAAGAGCGATACCAGCCCAGTTTTCAGATTGACCTACAGTAAAAGTACCAGCAGAAGCACCAGCTCCAGTGGAACTAGCTTCTACTACTAATTGTTTGGCTTGGTTTTCAAGTAAAATAGCCATGTTGTTTTTGTCTACTTCACTCCCCATGCCCTCAAGAAGACCGGTTTTGGCCCACTTGTTTGCTAATTTAGAAGCATCACTTTGAAGTGACTTCCAAGGATTAGCAGATTCGAGTAATGATTGAATGTTGCTCATTTTTTTGTTTTTTTGTTTTTGTTTTTAGTTAATTACTTTTTTGTTAAACCAGCTAACTCACGCATACGTGCGAAAGCATCGTTTTCGATAATTGGTTTAGCTACACTTCCTAAAGCTTTAGAAGCTGAACCTAAAGATTCTTTAATAGGTGATTTAGCTATAGTAGCTACACTTCCTAATAAAGTTTCATAAATAAGTTGTGCTTCTTGTTTAGTTTTGGCTTTGTCAAAAGCAGCTAAAACTTTTACCTTTTGTGATTCAGTTAAAGATTTGTTACGGAAAAGCTTGTTAGTGTAAAGAAGTTTAGCGTTTAACAAGTTGATTTCTTGAAGTTCAGAACGAAGAGTTTTGATTGCAGCATAAGCTTCTTCTAATTCTTTTTCTTTTTCTTTTTCTTCAGATTCAGGTTCAGATTTTTTAGCTTTTTTCTTAGCTTCTTCTACACCTTCTTCTTCATACACATCTTCTTCTACATTTTCATTAGTACCTTCAAGTTCAGCTAAAAGTTCGTCGATGTTAACATCTTCTTCGCCTTCTTCATCACCCATTTCCATGTCCATGTCCATTTCTTCACCTTCACCACCTTCAGCAGCTTCAAGTTCCCCTGCAGCTACCATGTCTTTAATAACTCCTTCAATAAAAGATTTAAGATCTTCTTCAGTCATGTCTTCGATAGACATTTCTTCGTTATCTTCAGATTCATCTTCTTTAGCTTCTGTTATTTCTTCTTCAACTGATACCTCATCTTCTTCGATTTCAGCTAAAAGTTCGTCTAAAGAAATTTCAGAAACATCTTCTGATGTTCCATCTTCCATTGTAAGGTTTTCTTTGTCAGCTTCATAAGCTTTTTCTTCTAGTTCCATTTCTGTTAGACCTAAATCTTCTGCTTCTTCAATTTCTTCAAGTTTAGCAGCTAATTTTTCTCTAAGAAAAGGACCAAAAGATTCTTCTAAAGCTGCTTTTGCGTTTGCTATAGCTGTTTCTTTAACAGTTTTAGCATCTGCGATTGCTTCTTTAAGCAAGTCTCTGTTTGTTGCCATTTTTCCTTAATTTTTAATTTTTGGAAGTACGCTTAATGTGAAATAATTTCAAAGCGTAATAAGATTTATAATTCACAATGCCTCATTATGTTGGGCACATTCTAGTATACGTATGTACATATCTATTCAAAGTCGAAGAAAAGGAAAAAAAAGACGCTTCTTTTGAAAGCGCCTTAGTTTTAAAATTTATATTTAAAAATTATATTATTGGGCAAGTTCCATTAGCACACAATATTTCTGTTACTAATGAATTTACTTTATAATATGGATTGATTGGAGATGAATTTAATCCTTCACGCAATGGAGACATAAACGAGCCTGGGTTTGAAGGTGTAGAAACGAAATCCCAACACAATAATTCAAAATCGTCTTGTACTTCTAATACTTCACCTACTTGTTTTAAACTACCCATACCACGAGATGAAACACCAACTTTAATACCATTACCAATTAGTGATTTTAAAATGTTACCTGATGGGGTAGGTAGTATTTCAATTTTACCCATAATATTATCTCCATCCCACCAAATGCTATTGATGTTATGTGATACGTTTTTTAAGTTAACTACTTGAGAATCAGGGTGATCTAATTCACCACAAGCACGTCTTTCTTTAACTAAAGTCATGTACTTGTCGATTTCACGTTTCCATAAATCTTTAGCATAATAGCGACCGTTACCGTTTTTAACTTCACAGGTAGCTAAAACACCTTCAACTAATGGATTACCATTCATCTTACCTTCGGTAAGTGAGGCAGGTGATACGTTAAAGGGACGAGTTTCTACAAGTAGCGATTTCATGTTATTTTAATTCTTCTTTAATAAGTTTAGCAATTAAAGAACGTACTTTTGATTCTCTTAATCCAGTTTCTAAAGCTTTAATTTTAGCTTCAATTTCAGCCGCACGTTCAGGATCTTTTTCATTCATTAATTCATCCTGAAGGTCTGCAAGTTGTTGATAAAGAGCTTCATTTTCAGTCATTCCTTGAAATGGTATATCTTTATCTAATTTTAAAGGAAAAGCATAATTCATAATAGTATTGATTTGAGATGGATTTAAATCTGTGTTCTCAAGATAAGCGTATGCTTCATCTCTACTCATTTTATTTGAATCAATAACACTTAGATGTTGATCTAAAACATCAGTATTTTCTTTTAATGAACTATATGGTGGTAAATCTTTTTCTGTCCAACCTAACCAACCACCAAAATCTAAAGCTTGTTTATAATATTCTTGAGCTTTTTCTAAATCTCCTTCTTCAAATGCTTTTTTTCCTTTATCATAATAATTTTCAGCGCCATATCGCATGTTTGATTCATGGTCAGCATCTCCATCTGAAGGGTCAGTATCAAAATATGGATTTTCGCCAGTTACTACTTCTTTTAATTTAATTCTTTTTTCAGCACCCGGTGTTTTCATTTTCTTAACACCAGCAGAGTTTTGTGGTGTTACAGGCATTTCCTTTACTTTTTTAGGCATTGAAGTTTTAGCTTCACTATTACTTAATGTATCTTTAACGTTTGCTTTTACTTTTTCAACGTCAACGTCTAAATCACCATATCCACTTGATTTGTGTTTACCTTTTGGTTCTACTGGTTGTTTTAATGATGGTGCTTCGTCTGTAAATCCAACACCTTCAACACCAAACATTCCATCTTTAGTGTAATGTAAAGCATCTTTTGCTAAGTTTTTAACAACGATGTCTTTTAATTCATCTACAGTTTTGTCATGGTTTTTAGGATTTTTTAATTCAAGATAAAAACCTTTCATGATTTCGTTAAAATTAACGTTGTCAGCATTTTTCATGTCTGCGTTATTGTAAGCATTTTTACGATAATCTTCAACTTCTTTAGATACGTTTTTTTCTACAGCTTTAACTGATTCTTGTAAGTGTATTCCTTTAAGTTGTCCATCCTGTAAAGCCATTAATACATCAACTTCTGAAACATTGAATTTTTCAGCTGCTTGTTTCATTGATATCCTACCTGCATTCTGATTGTAATAATCAACTGCTTTTTTTAGTTCGTCTGCTTTAATATCTTCAGCTAAAATCTTTTTCCAATCAAATATATCAAATCCTTTACCAACAACTCCACCAGCTTTTGCTTCACTAATGATTTGTTTAGATTTTAACACATTTACTGTAGTGTCAAAGTCTAAAAGATTTGTAATGTGTTGTGGAAACAAATGGCGGGCTTGTTTTAAAAATTGTGCTTTATTGCCTTTACCACCAACGATTGAATTGTAATGTTCTTGAAGTGTCATGTTATTTTTTATTAAATAGTGTTAATAAATTGTTTGCGTTTTTAATCATGTTGTCTAATTGTTCTTTACCAAATTCAGTACCTGGAAGTTCTTTAGCTGTAGTAAAATCTGGTTTTTCTTTATACAGTTTTAAAGTTTTTATTTTGGCTTGTTTTAATAAAGGTAACAATGTGTTTAATTGATTTTCGATTTCATCATAATCATCAATTCGATCTGTGATGAATGTTTTTAAATCACCATCTTGTAAATTTAATGAATTAATAGATGCATCTGTAGATTCTTTTTCTTCTAATTTCTTTTTCCATAAATCTTTATGGTCGATAGTT